TGCTGGTTACCATCACCAACCTGCATGTCTGCGATGCTTGCCAGGCGTTTTCCTGCCTCGACAGTGAACCCTAAGAGCTGAAACAGCGTCTGCGAGGGCTCTTTGTACGGCAGCGGCATGAGAGACGACTGAAGTTCCGCGCCTCCCGCGTCAATATCGCGCCATTCGCCAGGCTGGATCGGATTATCGTCGTCCGAGATCCGTGCGCCTTTGGCCTTGAAGCCTGCTGGCAGGTTAGCGAGCGTTCCTGCGTCCAAAAGCTGACGCAATGCAGACGTTGCGGTCTTCGATAGCCCACCAATCAGGTGTACAAAGCCTAAACCGTAGGCGCCTAAGCCCTCTACAAGCACATAGTGCACAAAATAATTACGCCGGCAGCACTTTTCGTCGCCCTCGACCCAGTTTCTGCGGATTGCCAGCACCTTGCCGCTGGCCTCGTCCACCGTTACCACGTACGGAAGCTTGATTCCTGTGGGTTCTCCGTCCTCGCCCATGTCCTCAAAGCCTGGAATATCCAAATTGACGTGATATTCAAGCAAAAAGATCTCAGACGGGGCCCCGGTCTCCACCACACCGGTCTGTTTGTCAATCGAATACGTGATTTGGCTTGCGTCGGCAGGCGTTTCCTGCGGATTTACGTCCAAATCCAAGTACTCTCCGGCTACCACACGCTTCCTAAAGTCGTTTTCGTCCATCGCAATACGGTGAGTAATGCGCGGACACTCGCTCATGACGCTTGAGCCGTAGTACGGGATGAATAAATCGTCAGGCAAGACCAGCTTTGACACCATCCGGCCAATCTGATCGTCAAAATAAACCTTCTTAAACGTCGAGCCACCGTACCCGGTGTAGAAAAGCAACTGGTCAAACTCCGGTGTGTACTCTTTCATCACCGTAGTTATCTGGTAATTCATGAAATCTTGCACGCGGGAAGCCTGTTGGGCCTTGTCCAACGTCTCTTTGCCCAGGATCTGCGTACGTACAGGACCACCTGGTGGCATTAGTTCCTTAAATGCCTGGGCCTGGAACTGCACAATGGCCTCGGTCAGCATTGGATGCACCGCACCAGCGGCGCCACGGAAGGGCTTGGTGCGCTCCTCGATCCGTAGACCAAGCAACTCTAAGCCCTTGGAGTACATCATCTCCCAGTCAGAACGGCTGGACTTGTCCGCCTCAAACAAGGCGGCTAAATCTAAAGCAATCCTTTGCCGGTCGTCCTGGTCCACGACCTCGGCCATGTTGGCATAGAAGTCTACGTCCTCGACTTCATCTTCACCGATCTCGACCACGGCGCTGCCGTCTTCTTCCAAGACGACTTCGATGTCCGGCATGTCCTCTTGCTCAATCTCAATCTTGAGCTCGGACTCCGACGGGGCTTCGTTAATTATTTTGTCAATGGGCATAATCTTTGCCTTTATACACTAAAAAATGCTTCTTGCGCCAAAACCGGCTTTATCTGACCAATCTATCCGAACCCGTTCTGCGAGCTCCTCACCCGTAGTAGACTTTGCGTAGGATTCTGGTTGAATCTTATCTATGGGCAAGCCCTTTAAGAATTCAACTACTATTTCCTGATCCTGTGGCTCAGGCACTCCATTAAAGTTTCCCTTGATCTGCCGTATTAACAACGTTCCATCTTCGTTTTTCTGCGCCTCGATTGTAATGCGAGGACGGCCGTCCTTGCCTCGAAGGGAGAACAACTGCGCCTTTCCAGAAAGCAGTGCGTCAAGTCCCCCCACGCCATAGCCTCCTTTTTTAGCATACCCACCAATAGAGTGATGCATTGAGGCGCCTTCTAGCTGAACCGCCTGGGCTGTAGTCAACCGCACCCACCTGTCTTCTCCCATTGGCTTAACCCTTTCTGTGCCAATGTCGTACAACTCTTTTGGAATACTTTTGTTGCCTTCGACTTTTTTAATTACCTCATCCCAATCGCGCTGAAGCTTCGTGTTTTTTGTTCCTTGGACCACGGCCTCTGCAAAACTCATGTTGTTTAGCTTATCTGGGTTTAACGTGGCAAGGCTCTTGGCCAGGTTCCTTGGGTCGAGAAAGTCTAAAGAAGGAGTAGCGGGTATGTCGTAGAAAACTTCTCCCTGCTGTGCGGCACGTATTAAGGTCTCGTCCGTCACGTCCACAGGACGGTTCATCCCTAGCTCACGGTTCATGAGATTTCTTGCAAGATTCTTTTGATACTCTGGAGAGAATTCTCTTAGCATATCCTCGATTTCTGTCCGGCGTAGGTAAGGATCCGTGATTAATTCCTCCTGCACACCTTCATTCTTTATCTTTTCAAGCATCTTACTTGCTGCCGTGTCTCGAATCTTATACGCAGCATCAAGTTCAGAAGGGGTTACTACAAACTGTCCTATGCCAGATCTCGCATCGTATAAACGTTCAAAGTCTTGCAACGCTTCAGGGTTCCCACTTCGCGCTTCACGTAACAGGTACTCACGGAAAGTTTTTTTGTCCGTTCCAAACGCAGGCAGTCTTCCCTCCAAAAGAGCTTCTTTTAATACGTCGTCACCAGTGCCATACGTGGTTGTTAAATACTTGCGTCCTTTATCTTCTATAAACTTATTTATAGATTTGATTTGACCTATTGTCAGGTCTCCCTCCGCATTACGCGCAAGACTTTCTTGCACGTTCTCTAGGTAGTTATCTATCCCAGATCCTGTTCCAGCTTTTGGAAAAACACCACCTTTGGGTTTTATAACACCACCAAGCCCACCCCCGGTCCAGTTCATGATGAACTCCTGCGGGTCACTTTGAAGTTGCTGCGCTACATTGCCAAGCGCACGTTTGTTGAATGCAACAGGGTCGGTGACCGCCTCACGCAAGTTACCGTACACAGTCTGGCCCGCCTGCTTTAACAGATTTAATCCCTGGCTCGCGAGACTTGGCCCTTGGTCCGTGGGCAGTGGTGTGCCAACAGTCATCTGCTCTGCAATCTCACCATACTCAGGACTACCCTCAGCACGTTTGATAGGACCAGCCTGGCCAAGCTTGCCCGTCATATCCAAGGGATACGGTGGCAAAGCGTAGAGCTGTTGCCTTGCAAGACTGGACTTCTGCTGTGGCCCTTGGGCCGTGGACTTTGGAATAATCCGCTTGACTGCCTGTTGCGTTGGAGAACGTTGTTCTTTTTGTTGAGGCTGCCCCATCTGCATCGCCTCACGCATCCTTGCAATCTCCGCCTCTGTGTATGTGGCCTCTTCCTTTACTTCTCCGCCTTCCGCCAGCTCCTGCAATTGCAGTGTAAAGTCACGGTTGTATGGGTAGATGTTTGGGCTCTTTTGCCGAATGTCACGATCCACCTTGTAATCTTCCAAACGAGCCTGATCGACAGCACGGTTGTACGACTGGCTGTTCAAGAATGGTTGAACGAGGCTCTCGGAACGTTGCCCACTTTGACTAGTGTCTGTCATACCAAACGCATTGGCAATGTCATAGTCGCTGTAGTTCGGGAAAAACTGTCTCAAGTCAGCTTCCGAAGCCCTGCCCGCACGATATCTGTCTACCGTCTCATTTAACCGACGTGTCAATTCTCTAATAGGAATTTCCTGTTCCCACTCTTTTTGTTCATCATCCTGGAGAGGAACATCGGCCAGGATGTCCTCTAAGGACTCATATAGCTCACCGGCTTCACCACCTCTAGAAAAGGCAGCGACAGACAGACTGTTGATATCGACTAACCCGCCATCGGCCATGTTCAATGGGCCATCAAACGCGATAGGCTGTGCAGCGGGCATCTGGCCAACAGGACCACCCATGGCAAAACGAACAAGCGACAGGCTGTCAATGTCTTCGAGGTTTTGGTCCATTAAGGCCCCAGGAGAAAAGGTACTACAATTCTATGCCTCAATAGTACTCCGGCACAAGCCCCTCGCTGGCTTTCTCGTCCTGATAGTCAGTGTCAAGGTTAATGAAGTTCCCTGCACGAAACCGCATCATCGCCTGGGTGGTCGAGTCTACAAGGTCGTCATTGTCCCCGTTTGGAAACGCCGCACACTCCTCGATTAGCTCCATCGCCCAGTCAGTGTCCGGGGCCCAGACCATACCGGACTCGAACAAAGGGGCCACCGCGTTGGCTCGGGAGATCTTGTCCTGCCCGGACCTTCGGCCACCAGGCGTGTACATCGTCACAGGGATCCCGATTCGGCGAAGCTCTTGCTGCAATGGCACACCGGTTGCCTTGGCCTCGATCAACACGTTATCGGGCTTCCACTCGTCATACTGCTCCTTGGCCCGGCGCTTCAATTCAGGAAAGTCCCACCTTCCTTTTTGCATGTCCAAGAGGATAATGGCAGGCCCCCCATCTTCCTGGGGGTAGAACACACCCCAGGTCGTAATGACAGAGAAGTCCGCCGTCTCCTTTTTGGAGTACGCCGTGTCGTACGATTGGATGATGTAGTCAATCCTGGGCGTGTAGTCGTGCTCCCAGAGCTGCCACCACTCGCGCTTGAGAATTGCGCCCTCGTCGTTGGTCGGCTGCTGCTGGTACATGGCGTTCCACTTCTGTGGAGACAAAGAGGCCTTGACCCCCAATAACTCCTCAAGCTTCCAGAAACTTGGCCATAGGGGATTACCACTAGGCAGGATTGCAGGAAACTCGATTACCTCCCAACGGTCCGCCTTGTGCGAGACCTGGGCCTTGATCAACCTTGCAGTCAGATCCTTTGTGCCCCACCGAGTCATCACAATGACCACCGCTCCACCAGGCTGGAGTCGCGAGCGAGGTCCAGAGGAATACCAGTCCCAGGCATTTTCTAATGCAAGCTCTGATGCCGCGTCCTGTTCCGAGTGTGGGTCGTCAATGATCAAGAGGTCCGCGCCACGGCCCGTCATCGCACCGCCAACACCGACGGCAAAGTACTCACCGCCCTCGCTTGTCTCCCAACGGCCCGCAGCTTTCGAGTCCTGTTTCAAGAAGACCTGTGAGAAGAGGTGTGGGTCGCTTGAATGATCTTGGTTGTCGGTTTACGTCCCATGATAAACGCAGGCAGGAGATAGCTTGCGAATTCAGACTTCGTGTGCCGTGGAGGCATGTTGATGATCAGGCGCTTTAGCGTGCCATTGGCAATACGATCAAAAGCCTCGGCCATCCGCTCGTGGTGAGCACTGAAAATGGCGCTGGGCCAGACATATCTCGCAAAGTCGAGAAAGTTAGTTTGTGATCGCTCCTGTGCTTCCAGGAGACGCAGTCGTAATTCAAGTCTTAAGCGCTCAGATTCAACGTCTTCCGGCGCGGCGGTCTGGTTCATGCAGAGTCCGTTCGAAAAAAATTTGCAAAAAATTTTTTGCCAAGTGAGTTTTTAAACTAAAGGGGGCCCTTTTGCAAGTGGCTGCCGGCAAAAAGTTCCGAATTCTGTTTTGGCCAGGAAAAACTGTGTGAAATCGGGCTAAAGCCTGCGCAGCCCACACACGGGGCCGTTTTGCGGGGTCGATGTTAGTGGGCGCTAGCTATCGCTAAAACGCCCGCCGGGACTCTCCCCCAGGCGCGCGGCCCACGGTCCACGGTCCAGGGAGCGCGGCCACCGGCCCACGGTTCGCGGGCCATTGATCACGTGCCGGGTGTTTGTAACCCTGGCCACGGTCCGGGATCGGATTACAAACAACCAGGGCCCGGCCACCTGGGCGCAGCTCACGTACCAGGGAGCGCAGCTCACGTACCAGGGAGCGGCCCACGGTCCGCGAGTTAAGGCCCACGGCCCACGGCCTGGCGCGGGTTCCACGGGCGAAGCTGCGCAGCTGCGCGAGTTAAGGCCACCGGCCAGGGCGCTACCAGGGCGCGCAGCTCACGCTACCAGGGCAACGGCCCACGGGCCACGATACGGCCCGCAACGGGCCAGGGATCACGGGGCCCGTGGCCCGTGATCGGTTTGTGACATTGCGGCGAGCCCGCCGGCGTGATGTAGTGCAATGGCCACGCGGCCAGGCCTGGCGCGGCCTGGCGCTTTACGATACGCGGCGCCCGTACACTTCGGGCCGGTTAACAAACAAACACGGCCAGGGCGGCCGGGTTTCAGGCGTAAAAAAACCGGCCGCGCGGGCCGGTTCCAGGGCTGCAGCTGCAGCGCTTAGGCGGCGAGCTCGGCCGCTTCGGGTTCCCATGCTTCGGGGCCAGCTGCTAGCAGCTCCACGGCGCGGGATTTCAGGGCGGCGCCCGATCCAAACCAGGCGGACTCTAGGCGCGTGTTATTGGACCGGCCGCGCTCGTGATCGACGAGCTCGGTCACGGCGTTGAGCATTGCCCACCGAGTGCCGGCCACGCCGGGAATTTCGGCCCCAATCGCGCCACCGTTGAACAGCTGCAGCACGCGCCCGAATGCACGCGACTCGCGGACATCGCCGGCGGCCCGGTGCCAGGGTTTTAGCAGCGCGGCCAGGAATGAGTCCGCCTCGGCCGGGGCCATGCCCTGGCCGGCGAGCTGTCGCGAGCTAATCAAAAAGCGCTCCCAGGCGTCCGCTGCGATTCCGAGCTGCAGCCGCACGGCGTCCGCCTTGAAATTCTCGGAGTGAAGCACGCGGACGGCCGATTTTAAATAGCCGGTGTTTATTTCGGCCTCACCTTTGATCGGGGCCCCGTTCGCGTATCCGCCCACGGCGGCCGTGATCGTGTTATTGCAAACCACGCGAATCGCCGTGAACTTCGCCACGGTGGCCATGGTGCCGTCATATGACGTACCGAGCAGCAAGTACGGTTTTACGATATCGCGCGAAACCACGGGCGCGGCGTCCCCTACACTCGCCAGGGCCCAAACCCTTTTCCCGTCCGATAACGCGCCGGCCGTCTCGAGTTGAAACCCACCCAGGCTTACGAGCTCGCGAAAAAATTCCATAACTTCGCCAGGCTGCACTACCCGGTAACCGTCCGAAACCACGGCCAGGGGCGCGCCGGTGTCCGAACGGTGGAGCAC